ATCAAGTTCAGTAGCCAAAAAATTATCAGGGAACTCATCCGATCCATTAGTTTCTGCTGTTGTGTTACCATTAACAAACAGTTTAGCGTCCTCACTGATCGAGGCTGCTAAGCCTAAAGCAAATGTTAATGTTGACACTAAAAATTCAGTTGCAACTTTAGCATTGGGTGTAACAGATCCTCAAACTGCTGCAAAAAATACAGCAGATAGCGTATCTGGAATTAAACAGGCAGCACAAACTGTGGCATCCGGATTAATCTCAACAACTGCTGCTACATTGGCATCAGGTGTAAATAATTTGCCCGGCGGCCAAGACGCTGTGTCAACTGTCAATAATTTAGCAAGTTTAACTCAAAACATTCCTAATACAAATGATTTGAAGGTTGCTATACAAAATGGGGCGACAGATGCCATCAATAACGCACAAAATACTTTAGGTAACAATCCTACACTACAATTAATAAATGCTACAGCAAGCGATGTTCAAGCGTTAGCAAGCAAAGATGGAATAGAACAATTGATTAGTGCCGGATTACCTGCTGGTAAAGTTGCTGAAGTTAAGAACGCACTATCAGCAATCACATCACAAGGCAGCGGAGTAAAGATGCCTTCTGTTGGTGTGAATACAAATGATAGAAGTTCATTAGAAGCAGGTGTTAAAGATGCTCTTGAAGATCCGGGACTACCGGCGCCTACATATGGAGAAGTTGATAGAGAAACATTAGACGATAAACGTAAACAGAAGAAAAAAGAATCTGATGCATTATATCAAACTTATCTTAAAAAAGATGAAGCATCACAAATAGCCTTCAATGATTTTCAAGATGCGCAGAAAGCATATGATACTGCACAAAAAAATCTAGTACAAGGTAGTCCAGAACTTGCCAATTTACGTCAAGCAAGAGATGAAAAATATTCAATATATGAGAAAGCATCCTTAGAAACAGATAAGGCTCTTATAGATTATGAAAATGCTTTAACCACCAATAAAACAAATAAAAATACACAACCATCTAATGTTATCGTCACTACCGGTTCTCCTGATAATAATCTTGTCGTTTACAGGTCAGTAAATGAAAAAGGTGACGAAGAAATAGGCTGGATTGAAAATAAATCACAGACTACAACGACAACTACGAGCAAAAGAGGTTCATAAATAGTTTTATGCCAGAATACATAGGTTTTACAACTTTAAACGCAAATAAACCCCAAACTGTAAATGCTCCTATAGGATACCAAGGGGGTGTTGGCACTGTTAACGAAACTATTATACCCGGGAAAAAGTTTAGATTAACTGATGCACCCCTTGTTATACAGGATTTTGTTAATGCCTTGAACATTAGAAGGGGAACGAAAGTAGGACAACCGCAGTATGGGACAGATTTATGGAATTTTATTTTTCAACCCAACGTTCCTGAAGTACAACAAGCCCTACAAGAAGAAATCATAAGAATAGCGGGGGCTGACCCTCGCATACAACTCAATTTTGTAAACGTATATCCTAAAGATAATGGAATATTACTTGAAGTTGAAATGGCTATCGTTCCTTTTAACCAAGCACGATTATTAAGTATCTTCTTTGATTCTAGCACGAATACAGCGTCATTGGCTTAAAAAAGCAGTTTTTATTATTAGATAAATAATAAAACGAGATTTATTATGGCTACAAGTTCTAGACAAAGTGCTTTGTTTGGTATAAATGACTGGAAGGCGATATATCAGACCTTTCGTGAGGCTGATTTCCAGAGTTATGATTATGAAACGTTACGCAAGAGTTTCATAGATTATTTGCGCGTATACTACCCTGAAACATATAACGACTACATTGAATCAAGCGAATTTATCGCATTATTAGACGTTATGGCGTTCATGGGTCAAGGTCTAGCATTTAGAAATGACTTGAATGCCCGTGAAAACTTTATTGATACTGCTGAACGCCGTGATAGCGTTGTTAAGTTAGCAAACTTAGTAAGTTATACTCCGAAAAGAAATTTAGAAGCGCAGGGATTACTCAAAGTTACTAGCATTCAAACTACTCAAAATCTAGTAGATTTTAATGGAGTTAATCTAAGCAATCTCACAGTATTATGGAATGACCCCGCAAATCCAAATTGGTTTGAGCAATTTAATACGATAATTAATGCTGCTTTAGTAGATAGCCAACGCATAGGTAGACCAGGAAATATAGCAGAAATTTTAGGCGTCACAACAGCAGAATATGCATTGCAGATCCCTGCAGAAAGTTTACCAATAGTACCATTTACTTCAACAGTTGATGGTATAACTATGGGATTTGAATTAGTAAGTGTAACAAGCGTAGACGAAGATTATCTGTATGAAATTCCACCTGCACCTACAGGTCGTTTTAATATGGTTTATCAAAACGATAGATTAGGTTTTGCAAGCCCAAACACTGGTTATTTTTTCTATTTTAAACAAGGCTCATTGACTAATTTTGATTTTGTATTAGAACAGCAAATCGCAAACCAAGCAGTTAATATTGATATTCAAGGTATTAATAATGAAGATACTTGGTTGTATCAATTAAATTTAAACAATAATACAAGAACATTATGGAGAAAGGTAGATAACGTTTATGCTAATGCTTATCTACAGACCGAAACAAGCAAAAAAAGTATTTTCAGTGTAAGTTCAAGATTTAACGATCAAGTTACTTATAATTTCGGTGATGGTGTATTCTCAAATATCCCAGTAGGAACTTTTAGAGCATATGTACGTTCAAGCAACGGATTAACATATACTATTGACCCAAGCGAAATGCAAGGTATTAATGTTGCTTTCAACTACATCACACGCCAGGGTAAGGTAGAAACCTTAGCGATAGGTTTACAATTAACACAACCTGTCAGTAATGCGCAGGCAAGAGAATCATTACCTTCTATCAAGCAACGCGCACCAACACGCTATTATACCCAGAACCGTATGGTCAATGGAGAAGATTATAACAATTTTCCTTATACATTATACAGTTCAATCATCAAATCAAAAGCGATCAATCGTAGTAGCGTCGGGGTTAGTAAAAATCTAGACTTGTTAGACCCGACTGGCAAATATTCTAGCACAAATACATTTGCAGACGACGGCTCAATATGGGAAAACAATGAAGATACTGTATTGACACTTGCGATTAATAACACGCCTAGCGACATTATCGCATTTATCACTGATACATTGGCAAGCGTACTTGCACTCAACAGATCAAATCAATATTATATTAATCAATCAAGCGACAGCATAACAGCCTGGTATAAGCGATTTGATTTACCAACAAACGCAGCAGATCCAGAGACAGGGTCTCAAGTTATGTATTGGGCTAGCAGCACAGTTGATGCGAATAGCCAAACAGGATATTTTTATAACTTAGATCAAGGTTCTGAAGTACCTGCATTCGTTGGAATATTCTCAACTACAAATGCGAAGTATGTAACTAAAGGAGCATTGATTAAATTTAGGGCTCCTGATAATTATTATTTTGATAATAATAATAGATTAGTAGAAGGAATATCTGGACCTAATAAACCAAACACATTATGGACAACTGTGCTTAATGTGATAGGCGATGGAACAAATACAGGTCAAGGACAGTTTTCTAACGGAACAGGTCCTGTAACATTAAATGGTTATGTACCTGCTGAATGTATACTTGAACAAATAATACCTGCATTTGATAACTCACTACCTGTAGAAGTGGTACAAGATGCTATTATTAAAATGGAATTACAACAAAGTTTTTCACTTGTGTTTAACAATTCTTTATTAATAAATCAAAATAGATGGATAGTAAGACCTGTAAATGATTCTAATTGGTTCGTTAAGTTTGTATCAGATCCTGCTATTAACAGATACACTATCACAGTCAAATCACTAAAATATTATTTTGGTAGTGTGAGTGAAACTAGATTTACTTTTGCTACTAATGAAATTGTATATGATCCATTTAGCGGAAAGATTTTACAAGATTTTGTTAATGTCTTAGGAATAAACACACAACCAGAATCTTTAGATGCATTAGGCAGAGATTATAAAGTTAATATAGTTGGACAAACAGTTGAAACAGATGGCTATGTAAATGATTTTCAAGTTGAAATAAGTGCCACTGATATTAATAACAAACAACTTATATTAAATCCTGATTTCTTCACTACAATAACAGGCGTGACTTCTGATGGCAATAATGCAGGATTTTATGTGTTTTTTGAAACGGTTCAAGACCCTATCAATTTAACAAGACTTCAATTAGTACCTGTA